AGTTCAAATTGGATTTTTCCATAATATTTGTCGTTGGCATACTAATGCGAGAATAGCGAATGACCGGTTCGGGTAATGTTACTATTGATTTTAAAGCAAGAGTATCTGGGCGAGTTAAAACAACTCGTTTTGTAATCATTTTTGTGCCAGTCATTTGTTCTACTTCTAACCGGTCTAGACCAAGATTATATTTTTGAATCAAAAATTTATTCGTTTTAATAAAATCATTATTAATGACGGTTGATTCAAATTCTGTTAAATTATCAATAATGGCACTAATATTACTTTCTACCTCGTTTTCATAGATGATATCGGATAAAAATTCAGGATTTGGTCCTTCAAATGGTGTGAAAAATGGATTTAAGTCAGTCGTTAGAGTAACATATTTATTTTGTTCGTCGGGGATATCATTTGAAGTATAATTATTGATTACATTGCGCATATCTTTTATATCTTCTGAGGTATTCAACGTAATAATATCTTGGTATTCATTATTTTCGCTAGGATTTACATTATATATTTTTTTCACATTTTTTGCAACAGGTAATAACCATGACAGCGCCGTGTTAAATTTTAATAAATCATTTTGCAATGGTTTCCAATCAACGCCTTTTTTTATCGGTGAGAGAATATTACCATATTGATCTACGTTAGAGAATTCTAGACGTAATTGTTTAAAACGTTCAATCATAATATGAATGTTGTTTAATACGCTTGTTGTACGTTGTATGCTGGGAATAGTAGATAATAATTCATCTAACATGTCATTCACTTGTACCTCTACATCAAACCGTTTTTTAGAAGGATCCACTTCTTCGTATTGCACGATGGGTCCGAGTTCTTCTCCAAATTGAATTTCATTGGCGCGGATAATAAATTGTCTTACTTGGTCTTTGACATCAACGAATGGAATATTAATATCTTGATCTGGGTCTTCTTCTAATATCTCACCTTCTTCTAATTCCTGACCATCTCTTTTTTTTACTCCTTTTTCCAATCCTTTTTCCAATTCTAATCCTTTTTCTATTCCTTTTTCTATTTCTAATACTTCTTTTTCCAATTCCACCTCTTTTCCCACTTCTACTTCTTTTTCTACTTCTTTTTGTGGTTCCTCACGAATTTCAATATTTTCAATCGGAATATCTAAAGGAAGCCCTTTATAGCCAAAATTTAAATATATTGTATCGTTATCTGGATACGTTTTTATTTCAATCATATCTTCTTCTAAATTCGTAATTTTACCGGTAATAATGGCAGGCATATCTCCTCCAAAATACAAATTTATCCATGTTCCTGGTAATAAATTATTTTGCCGTGCATAACCCGGTTTCTCATTACGATAAATTAATGTAATTCCTGCAATAGAACCATCCCCTAATATTCCATCGTCGTGTATTTTTAATGGAACTACATTAAAATCCTTGATATTTACTAATTTAACCAATGATGCGTCAATATAATCAATAATAAATGTAATATTATTTAACAATTCATCGGTTGGTGCCGCTAAACGAATTACATCTCCAAGTTGTAAAACGACTGATCTATCGTCTTCTTCTTTTTCTTTGTCTTCTTCTTTGTCTTCTTCTTTGTCTTCTTCTTTATCTTCTTTGTCTTTTTCGTTTTCCTTCATTACAATTTCTTCTATCGGATCTTCTAATTCATTTTGAGACATTATCCTATATTTATAGTAGAAATTTTTATCATTTATGATTACGATTACGATTATTAAATATTCAAAAATCAAGATAAATTGTTGCAATATAAATGGGTTAAAGCGTTAAAGCAGTAATAATTAACTATGACCCAAGATATAGTATTTAAAATAAATGATATACCCGGCTTTAATGATTTAATCAGTAATTATTCTAATGATACGCTAAAGTTAAATAAAATAATATATATTACTAGAAACAATGAAACATACACAATTATTCGTTATAATAAATATTTACTTACAGAAGATTTGATATCAAGTGTCGGATTATTACGTTGTCTTGTATTAAATGATGAACAACGCGCATTAAGTTTTTCTCCACCAAAATCAATATACCGCAAACAATTTTTTAATTTATATCCCGGAAAAACGAATGATATAATCGCCGAAGAATTTGTAGATGGAACAATGATAAATGTATTTTGGAATTATAAAATGAATTTGGCAGGAGGTTGGGAAATATCTACTAGAAATACTGTGGGAGCAGAAATTTTTTGCGCCAAAACAAATCCGAAAAAAACATATGCCGACCTATTTAAAGAAACCCTTAAAGAAGTCAATTTGGATTTACAGTTATTGAATCGGGCATATAATTATAGTTTCATTATGCAACACCCGTCTATTCTGGGACACCCCCTTTGTAAAAAGGCAGCGCTTTATTTGATAGAAGTATATGAAATAGTACAAACGGAAAATGGGTCAATATATATATATCCATTAAAAAGGGATAAAATCAAAAACCAAATAAATTGTTGGAATATTACTTCTATAAAATTTCCACAAGAATACTACGATTGGGAAAATTATAATGAATTGCAAAATAAATATGCGTCGGTAAATACATCTTACACTCAAAAAGGTGTTGTTTTACGTAATAATAAAACAGGAGAAAGAAGCAAAATATGGAATCCAACATATCAATATGCGAAACAAATAAATGAGGAACGCGGCAAAGAATTATTTCAATATTTATACTTGCGTTATTATGGTAAAATTAGCGATATTTTAAAGAACAATCCAATTAATAAACGAAATTACAATATATTTCGGAATCATGTGCATGATTTTACAAATACATTGCATCAAAACTATATTGAATGTTACATTTGTAAAACAAGAAAAATAAATGAAATAAATGAAATATTTAGACCCCATCTCATATATTTGCAAGAAATGTACATCAATGAACTGAGAATAAAAAAAGAATATATATCAAAATCAATAATAATTAAATATGTAAATAAATTAGAACCAAAAAGATTGTTTCATTGTTTAAATAAACCAACTAGAAATAAAGCATGCACGCGATAAATTTCTGTTTTGGAACGAATAATATTTTTTTATATTTATTTATATAAATGGTAAATGTAAATCAAAATCAGCTAGGTAGTGTAACAACCATAATCAACTATTTAGCCGGTTACGTTTTACAAAAATATAACAGAAATATGAATGATACTGGTATTATAATGGCGGTATATGTAAATCTTCTTATTAATTATATAGTTCTTAATCCGACAATCTTACCGACAAATTTTAATGCAGAAGATATATCATCTAATTATCATACCCCATTAAAAAATCTAATTATTTGGGCGAAACACTTAGATTTAGAGGCCGATGAAAAAAGAATCGCATTTAAAAAAAAATTTACAGATGAAATAAATGCTGAAATTAGAAATAGATGGGCAATAAATGAAATACCCCCAGAGATTCGAACATTTCTAGATGAAAATGCTGCAAAAGATTTATTAGAAATAATAATAAAATTTCATGATAGAATAGCTCCGAATTGGCCAAATATAAATTATAGAATTAATTCTATTAAAAATAGGATTGATAATATTCCAAATAGTGAAGATATAAAATTGGCGAATAAAGGGTGGGATTTTTTAGTGGAGATGACTCTGGCGGAGAGACGCCGTCAAGACGAAAACAGGTCATCCAGACTTGGAGGCAGAAAGTCCAGAAAATATAAAAAATCCAGAAAATATAAAAAATCTAGAAAATATAAAAAATCTAGAAAATAACAAATAATATTATTGATATCATTTGTTATTTATTTTTTGTGGTTACTAAGGTTATATTTATTTTTTGTTTTATTCATTTTTATTTATTATTATTATTGTATGTTTAAAATCGCTTTTTAATAGATTCATACACCCCGGTTGCGTCCGCAATACAACTTTTTAAATTTTGTTTAACTACCGCCTTATCAGTATCATTCGCGTATGCGATTCTAATAATGCTTGAACTATCATGCGGATGCATTTTTTTATAACCGCAAAACATTAATATCTTTGAACCCTCGTAATATTTATCATACAGAATAAATTCCAACATTTTCCCAATGGTGTAATCTTCATTTTCAAGAATAATATCATATGAATTTTTCATGGTATTGATGGATGGGTCAATTTGTAATTCATCTTGGTCAATTAAATCATTTAATGCAATTAATCTATCAATCAGAATAGAGCATGCTTGTAATACAAGTTCTTCATTTGTAAAGATTCCAATCGTTTCTAAAATAAAATCAAAACTGTCTTTCTTCGTGACACGTTGTCCCTCTAATAATTTCCAATTTTTTGATTCAAACTCAACCTCATCTTTGGTTTTCCCGGAATCTTTCCATTCCTGCTGTTTTTGAGATAAAATTTCTTCCAATTTATCATCATCTATCGTATATCCATATGAACAAGTACTCACCGCATTAAACATTCCATCTTCTTTTGCAGTTCCAATAGACAATTCACTAGTCAATTTAATTTTTTCACCAGGAATCTCCTCAGAAATTTTAGGGCGCAACCTAGCGAAATCAATAAAATATCCAGTATAGGAATTTGGAGGAAATATGTCTCTTGTATCTTTTTCTGATAAATATTCATTTCTAACTACATTTTTAATTTTGAATTGTTCTGTCGTAACATACATAATACTATCTGTTGCATTTTCTACATCAAGTTCCACAATATAATTTTTAAGCGGCATATCCAAATCTTTAATAAAAATGGGAATACAACTCAAACGCTGTTTTAAGATTTCATTATTTAAACGAGTGGTATTTACCGTAATATTCGCTTTATTTTGTTCATATGGCGTCGTTTTAAATACAACTAGTGGTATATCTGACAATATTGTTCTTCTGATTGCATTCGCTAGACTGACATTTATACCACTTAATCTAAAACTAAGTTTTCCATCGGTATTAGAAATCGGTTCAATTTTTGGTTCCATGGTTGGTGATTACTATAATATATATTGATTAGAATCTATTTAATAGATATTCTTTTAATCAATTTTTTTAGAATTGTTTAGAATTGTTTAGCGCATTTTGAAAACTCTAGGAAACAACAAAAATAAAAATAAATATATTTTAGATATAATTGGTTAAAATACAATTGTGATAAACTTACTATAGAATAATAATGAGTTCTATTCTCTACTACAGCAATTTTTGCGAGCATTCAAAGAAATTATTGCAAACTCTTTCAAAATCACAAGTGAGCAAAGGAATACATTTTATTTGCATTGATAAGCGCACAAAAGCAGCAAATGGAAAAATAAATATTGTTTTAGAAAATGGGCAACAAATTGTAATGCCTGAAAATGTTACAAAAGTACCTGCATTATTACTGTTGAACAATAATTATCAAGTATTGTATGGTGATAATATTTATAATCATTTAAAACCCGCACAAGAAACAGTAACACGCCAGGCAACTAGCAATAATATGGAACCGATGGCATTTGCTTTAGGAGGGGGCGGATTTGGTGGAATTGCATCCGACCAATTCAGCTTTCTAGATATAGAGTCTGAAGATTTAAATACAAAAGGCAGTGGCGGTTTAAGGCAAATGCATAATTATGTCCCATTAAACCATGCCGATAAGATTAGTACTCCACAAGACGAATTTGATTACAAAAAAGGTAAAATGCCAGAAAACATGACTCTTGAAAAATTGCAACAGCAACGCGATGCAGATCTTAGCTCAATGAAATAAAAATAAAAATGAATAAATAACAAATAACAATAAAAATAACAATAAAAATAAAAATAACAATAAAAATAACAATAAAAATAACAATAAAAATAATATAAAAATAATAATGTATTTATGATTACAGTATTATTTATATGAATAAGATAGAGCAGCTCATAACGATTACAAAACTATGCACTCGGGGAAAGGGTATTTTAGCCGCGGATGAAAGTTCAGGAACCATCGGAAAACGTTTTAACAGCATTAAAATTGAAAACACGCGTGAGAACCGATACGCATATCGCAACCTATTATTCACAACACCCAATTTAAACGAACATATTAGCGGGGTAATTACATACGAAGAAACCTTATTAGATTCAGGTAAAGATGGCGCGCGCCTAGTTCAGCCATTATTAGATAATGATATAGTCATTGGTATTAAGGTCGACCTCGGTGTTAAACCGTTGTATGGTTCCGACGATGAAACGGTTACCCAGGGATTGGATGATTTAGACGCACGCTGTAAGAAATATTACAACGCCGGTGCTCGTTTTGCAAAATGGCGCGCCGTATATAATATAGACATTGGTAAAAATCTTCCATCGGATTTGTCTATGCATGAAAACGCAACTACTTTGGCCAGATATGCATCTATATGTCAAAACAATGGTTTAGTTCCAATTGTGGAGCCAGAAATATTAATGGATGGGACACATACTATTGAACAATCTCATCAAATTGCGGTCCGCGTATTGAGTCAGGTATATCATGAATTGGTTAGACACCACGTAGATATTGAATGTACATTATTAAAGCCGAATATGATACGTCCGGGGGTTTCTTCTGGACAATCCGTTGATTGTAAGCGCATCGGAGAACTAACTGTAAATGCACTGCAACAAACGGTTCCCGTGAGTATGCCTGGTGTTGTATTTTTGTCTGGTGGAATGTCTGAAATAGAGGCAAGTGATGCACTAAATGCAATTAATACCGTAAATGGTTTGAACTCCTTCACTGACGTTACGGAGTTAAGTCGCTCACCTTCAAAGCCATGGTACTTGACTTTTTCTTATGGAAGAGCATTACAGGCAAGTGTATTGTATATATGGCGCGGACTACCAGAAAATGTAATACCTGCTCAAAATATGTTGTTACATCGTGCGAAAGCAAATGGACTCGCATCTATTGGGAAATACGCAGGCGAAGACGATACGGGAAAATCACTTCATGAAAAAAATTATGTATATTAAAATAAATAATAAAGTAACTAATTTGTTTATTACATGTAAGCATTAGAAGGAAGTGGTCCGTCGTCTTCAAATTGACCCGATAATGTTTTTCTTTTTGGATAATTTGGCATATATTCTTGGGTGCCTGGATAATAACGTTTATCGTATAGGGCTTGACCAAAATCATATTTTTTGCGCCATGTATTTACCCCGATATCATATTTTGGCGGGTCAATCAATAATTTATTGTACAATTTGGCTTCTGTTCCTATATCTGTAGTTAGTGTAGAGTATGTAGGCGTAACCCCGGTTGTTTCCTTTCCAGCATCATTTTGGCCTCTTATTTCAGAAAACATCATTGAACTAGATGAAGAAGAAGTCTGGCATCCATAACAATCCACATCAGACGTACATTGTTCCCCTGTTAAATAACACCGCCCCATAGAGCCGCACATATTTTTGCACGAAATGTTAGTATTAATAGGCATATCCACCGTATGACTATAGTTGGGCCCATTTTTTGCATTTGTTAAAAAAGACTCGCAAACGTGAATAGAATTCTTGGTAATATAAGTTGTCCAATAAATAATAATAACGAATAAAATAAAGGCTAAAAGTGCCCATAAAAATACATCTACTTGTTTTTCTTTCATATTATAAGTTGTGTTAGATCTTATAATATATTATTTAGAAAAGAAATAAAATAAATAGGAATAGGAATAAAAAAAGAAAAGGAATAGGAATAGGAAAAGAAATGAAAAAATTATATTTGTAAATTATAACAATATGTCCTCCATAGATAATAAACGATCCGAAATTAACAATGATAATGATGAAACAACAAAAAAATTACAAGTAGTACAAACGCTTGTGAAACAGATATTTCATTTGGGAATACTTATTATTGTGGGTTCCTGCATGCTTTATACGTGTAGAGGTTCCCAAACAAATTTATTTCCAACGTGTGTAGAATTTGCACCTTATACAAGTATTATACCCACTTTTTCTAGTGATTCAGGTCCAATAAACTCCGTTCCAACAAATATAAATATAACAAAAGGTGATGAAAATACATCAACAAAAATGTTTTTTTCAATTGATGAAAATATGGATATAATGACAAATAAGAGTTTTTTTACATGGCTTAGAAACTGGATAGAGGGACCGAAATCCGGACATTTTAGTTTATATTTTGCATCTATTATGCAACACCTTCTTGCATTTAATTTTTCAATTGTAAATTATATATATCAATTTTTTAACAATATATTACCGGAAACGTTTATAATAATTCTGCTACCTTATATCGCAGTTTTCTTATATTTTGGATTGGCGATTGTAGATGGTTTTTATTTCATATATTTATGGTTTTCTCAATTATCATTGTTTTGTAGTGAAAAAAAAGACACGGGTGACCCAAATAAAACTTTATGGGAACACAAAGACGGCGCAATTTGGCAATTTATGAATTGGTGGAAAATTATTGTAGCGTTCATGTTATGTGGATTAGGTATATGTATATCACTAGCATTCATTATTGTTGCAGTAATATATACATTTATTCTACCATTAACGTTTAAAACAACCGTGGGTGAGAAAAAAAAATATGGTGTTTTTTCCCTTTTTACTGATATACTCAAATTTAAGAGAAGTATTATTATGTTTTTTGTATCATATATTTTGATTACAAGTACAATAACTGCATTTGGCATAGCGGCTGCTGTTGCAGCAGTTATTGTTTGTATTGGTTTATATTTCTTTACTGATATTTTTCATAAATATACTCCAAAAGCATCGGATGCAGTTACATCAGGGTTAGCAAGTTATGACCCGATTACAAAAACCTGTGGTAAATTACCGGAAGTACAATTTTCTACAAATACCGGTGGTAACCAAGGAGATAACCAAGGACAAAGCTTAAACCAAGGACAAGATTATAACCAAGGACAAGATTATAACCAAGACCAAGATTATAACCAAGACCAAGCGCAAGATTATAACCAAGAACAAGACCAACGACAAGTTTATAATCCAATAATTCCACCGCAAATAAATTCTGTACAAGACCAAGTCCAGCAACCACCAATTCCGTCTGCACCAATTCCTTTGCAACAAACCGGCGCTGGATGGAAAAACCGGTCAAGAAAAAATAAAAAAATCTAAAAAACGATAGTTATTTTTATATGTTAATAAAAATAAGTATTAAAGTGTTGCAATAAATGAATA